GAACTTGCCGGAGTAGGAAATGTTTCCGGAAGCGGACTGATGGGTCTTGCTGGAAAAGCAGGTATGGCACTTGGATCAGGAGCATCGACAGCAACCGGATTGGCGGCTGCCGGAGCTGGCGGAATAGCCGGAGGAATAGTCGGAGGAGCCGCACTTATAAGTGGTGGAATGGATGCTTTTGATGCTTACAATTCCTACAAAGAAGGAAATAAAGACGTTGCGAAAGCGCAAGGAACATCTGCCGGACTGAAAGTCGGCGGAGTAGCGGCCGGAGCAGCAGCAGGAGCCGCTATCGGAAGCGTTGTTCCAGTATTGGGAACAGCAGTCGGAGGATTGATCGGAGCAGGAATCGGCGGTCTCGCTGGCTGGTTTGCCGGAGATAAGGTCAAAGAGGATTATGAGGAAGCAGCGGCAGCGGCGGAAAACCTTGAACAAAAAAGCAAGTACGCTCTCGAAGGTGCAAAATTCGACAGCAAAGAGCTTAAAGAAGCTTTTGATGACACAAATGTATCTGCTGAACAATTTGGTGCTATGATGCAGGAAGCAACCTCAAACAAGATAAGGGATGCCTTTGGTGATATAAAGCTGACCATGCAGGAAATTGAAGAGGCAGCCAAGCAAATTGTTTTTGCGGATCAAGCGGAGGCTCTGAACAAATTCTCGGCAGCTGCGGAGACAGCAGACAGTTCTCTTGCTACGCTACAGAGCTCGTTCCAGACGATGGACAAGCTGAACTGGAAGGCGTCGCTCGGCATGGAACTTGATGAAGGAGATATGTCGGAATATATTTCGGCTGTTGACGCCATGATCGAAAGCTCGAAACAGTATCTCGAAGATAAACACTACGAGGCAACTGCGGCCATAGATCTTTTGATAGAGCCGGGAAACGAAACCGATATGACGTCTGGATTAAACCAGATGTATTCGGACTTACAGACTAAGATCGAGAGCCTTGGGGGAGATCTGAAAGCGAAGGTTAATGTGGCGCTGGAAGATGGAGTAATCACTCTTGACGAACAGGCGGAGATCGCGAATCTGCAAAACCAGATTGCGGATATTACGAACCAGATTAGCCAAGCTGAAACAGAGGCAAGTTTCCAAAGCTTGAAAATCAAGTATTCCGGCGCGTCATTAGATGCGGACTCGTTCGCATCTTTGGTGTCTGAAATCCAGGCAAATGTGCAAGATGCAGCGTCTCAATATGATGAAGCTTTGCAGGTTTCCTTGACGAATTTAAACTTACAGCTTCAAAACGGAGCTATCTCTCAGGAGCAGTTCGACGAGCAGCTTCAGGCGCTTACGGAAGGTTATCAGGCAAAGATTACAGATCTGTCCGTCAGAGTAGAAAGTTTTGAGCTACAGTCGATAGCGGATTCTTTTGGTAGTGAATTGGATGGGATACTTCCGGAGTTAGAAGGAACGGTAGCTGAACGGCTTGGAACTGCCATGCACAATGCAATGGCTAATGGAGTGGATGTGGAAAATTGGGATGTATCTACTGCATCAGAGTGGCTCGATTTGGATGGATTGTCTGCTGAAACGCAATCGGCTATTACTGAAATGATGAGTCAGGTTGCGGCTTCTATGCCGGATCAGATGACATCTGCCCTGGAAGGTAGTGGAGCGAATTTGAGCGAAAGCGTAAATAATATGGTGAAGAGTGGAATAGAAAATGCAGATTTTACAGAAGCAGGGGCAGCCATGAACCAGAAGCTTGGCGAGTCATTAACTCCAACGGATATGTCAGAATCATCTGCCGGATTACAAGATGGATTGCAATCATCTCTCATGGCTTCAGTAGAAAACATTGATCTTACGGAAGCCGGAAGTCTTATGAACCAAAAACTTGGGGAAGCAATGTCTTCTGTGGATATGTCTGAATCTGATGCGGGACTTCAGGAAGGGTTACAGAATTCCTTGACCGCTGCGCTTGAAGGAATAGATTTATCGGAAAGCGCACAGATGATCAATACCTCTATTGTAACGGCGCTATCATCAACCGAAGGGATTGACATGAGTGGCTTCACAGCTTCCATGCAGAGCAGTATTACCTCTTCGATAGAGGGATTGGATTATTCCGGCGTCACGACTGCTGTTGGTTCTGGTATATCGAATGCGATTACTGCAACTATGGGAACCATTCAAGGGGCAATAGACACCCTTTACAGCAACGTTGGATCTGCAATCAACACGGCATTTTCGGCAGGATTTTCTACCACAACAACCGTCACAATTACGGCGAATTATAAGCTCGCAAATCCATCAGCCACTATCAGCTTTAGTGGTGGCGGAACTGGAACAGCTACGGTCAGCGGAAGCATTTCAAGCCATGCGAATGGTGGTTTCGCTTATGGTCCGGAGCTTACGTGGTGGGGTGAGGACGGACCGGAAGTGATCATCCCGCTTGGAAGTAAGAGGCGGCAAAGAGGTTTGGAACTGTGGGCGCAAGCCGGAGAAATGCTCGGAGTTGGAAAGCATGCTGACGGCGGCATTATCGGCTCCGGAGGGGGTACAAGTAAAAATATATGGGATAACACAGAAAGGCTCATAGAGCCAATATCCGAGGGAGACAGCGGCACATCTGATGTATCAACGGTTATTGACAGCGAAAGGAACTCGGATACAAAAGAAGTAAACCTTAGCGTGACTGTAAATCCGCAGTTTGTGATATCGTCAACAAGTCAGAGAGAAGACGATATCCTGCAAATTATCAAAACGCACATGAAAGAACTGGCAGACGACCTTGGCGGAGAGCTTGCTGATCGCCTGGGTGAAGTTTTCTCAAACATGCCGATAAGTAGTTAAGGGAGGCGCTTTATGGATGTTATTTTAACTGAAGTTGAAAACGGTAAAAGCAAATTTATCTTTCCTAGCCTCCCAGAGGAGGTAAAGGGGACGAATCGGACCAATTATCAGTCTTACGATATTCTGTCCTATGGTGAGGTAAAAATCCCAAAGGGGATGAAGCTTACAGAGATTTCATTCGATGGAATATTTTTCGGAGCAGCGAAAAGGAATGAGTCCATTGTAAAACAATGGGTTAAGCCGGCAGAGTGCGAAAAAATTCTGAAAAACTGGCAGGAAAAAGGAACTGTTCTGCGGCTGATGGTCACTGAAACTAATGTCAATATCGATGTTACGATTAGTAGCTTTGAATGTACTGATTACG